CGGTCAGGCGCTCGAACGTGGCGGCGACGGTATCAGCGCTCTCGGATTGGGCGAGGAACTCGCCGATCTGGTCGACGATGCGTCCGAACGCGCCGGAGGCGGATGTCAGGCCCGTGGTGAGCGGGCCTACCAGGTTGTTGGCGATCTCGGTGATGGCACCGTCGATCTCAGAGAAAAAGGCTGCCTGTGCTTCCAGGCGCAGGTCGTTCAGGGCGGGTGCGATAGCACGCAACTCACGCGCCACATCCTGCGCGGGCGCAGTGAGGCCTTCGAGGGCGTCCTCGAAGTTCTCGGCCTCACCGAAGGCCTCGCTGAACGCGTCTTGGGTCCCCAGCAGCGGCACGATGAGCGCGGCGATACCCGCAGCGGCGACGTTGGTGGCGGCGGGGAGAGCGAACAGCAGACCTGAAAGTGCCTCCAGCAGTGCGACAACTACCAGGGCCTGTCCTGCCATGGACAGCAGTTCGCCGGTCATCTCGGAGAAAATGCCGCCGAGCGCGGCCAGGGGCTGGATCGCGATGGCGTTGAGCAGCCTGCCGAAGGCGCCCGGCAGTCCCCGCAGTGCCCGCAGGAATCCGAGCCCGAAACTCGACCCGGCGCGGTTCCCTGCTGCCTGGGCATTGCGGGTGCCGAACCGTAGAAAGAGTCGCCCAAGTGCGGCCGTGAGGCTGTCGTCGACCTCGTCGGCAACGCCTTCGGTGAACGCGGCGCCCGCGTTGTTGCCCATGCGTCGGAAGATCGGTGGGATACCGGTGGCGGCGGCCTGGTTGAGGGCTTGCTGCATCTCCTGGGTAAGACGAGTGCGCAGCGGTTGGTTGATCGAGTCGATCAGGCCCTGGCTGTAGGCGGTGCCTGCGCGTTCGGCGGCTTCGGTGAAGAACCGGTCGGTGTCGACTTCGGAACCGGCGAAGGCGTCGAAGATGGCCTGGTTGATATCGTCGATGTTGTCGCCGAAGGCTTCCGTGAACGCGTCGGCGGCTGATCGCCCGTTGTTGCGGAAGATCGGCGGGATGTCGCTGGCAGCATCGTCGATCGCATCGGCAATGCGACCCTGCATATCCCTGCGGATTTGATCGCGGAAGCTGTCGGCGAAAGCCTGGGCCGTGTCTTGTCCGGCAAGTCCGGCGGCTGTGAAGATCGCCTGGTTGCTGATGGACTGCAACATGGAATCGCTGATGAGGCGATTGCTGCCTTGAAAGCCGTCGTTAAAGGCCTCAGCGATCTGTTCGCCTGCTCGCTGGGCACCGCGCCGCCCTGCCGGACCACCGAGTTGGTCGCGGAGGCTGTCGGTCAGGCCCGCTTTGCTCATGGTGTCCAGCCATGACTTAGTGAACTCGCGTCCGGCGTTGCGACCGGCTCGCTGCATGAGGGTGTCCAGGCGCCTGCTGACTTGGCGGTCGATGCGGTCGACCATTTCCTTGCCGATGTCGTTGCCGATGGTGGCGAACGCGGCGCGGAGCTTGCGCCTGAGGTCGGTGACGAACCTGCTGGTGTCGGCGATGATGCGTACCTCAGCGGTCGCGATGGTCGCCATAACACCCCCAGTAAGACAAAACAGATAAAACGGTCATATGCCTACATCCTACTTGCTTGGGTATGAATCTCAGCCCATCCAGTCGGGAAGGACGCCCGGCACCCATGTCGGCAAACGTCCCGGCGTCGTCAGCTCCGCCCAGACGGCGTTGCGGGACTTCTCGTCCTTCTGCGCCGATAGCAGCCACGCCGCCCCCGCCGCGATCCAATCGGCGGCTTCGGCCTGACGCAGGTCAATGTGCAGATTCAGCTGGGACCACAGACGGAACAGCGTGAAGTTGGCGTGGAGATTCGCGGCCGTACGAGCCGCCATGAAGAACGGGAAGCCGTACAGGTAGACGCCCAGCGGCTGCACGGCAATGTGCAGGCGGCGCCAAGTGGCCGGATGCTCGGGATCGTTCAGCCACTCCAGGAGCTGCGTACGGCCTGGCTCTTCTAGAGCTCCGGGGACCAGTGCCTGCCACGCGTAGTTGGCCGCGATGTCCAGCAACTCCAACGTGCCGGGAACGCGCAGCCAGAAGTCTTCGTCGTCCAGGCGGAAGAGAACAACATCGGGCGCCCACCCGCCGAATCGCGCCTGGGCGGCGAAGGAGCGCACGAAGCGCTACCGGCGCCGGGCGCGACGCTGCGATCGGTTCATCGGCCGCATCGAGGTGTCCGTGAGCTCCTCGGTCCACCGCTCGATGGCGGCCATGACCACCGACATGAGATAGCGGCGGCTCTCGCGCTGGCCCGGTCGGCCTCGGGAGATGGCGTTCTGGAAGTGGCGCAGCCCGTTCTCGATCTCGGTGCCATGCTCATCAATCGCGCGGCGGAAGGTGGCCTTGAAGAAGTAGTCGATGATGTCGTTCGGGCTGCCGTCTTGGGCGACGTCCATGACCTGGAACAGCACCGCGTCGTCCTCGACGCCGAGGGTGTAGACGACGCCCGGCGTGGTCTTCAAGGGGAAGTGGAACTCCTCGTACGGCTCGTCGGGCAGGTCGTCGAAGTGGATGTCGACGACGGGAACTTCGTGGAGCCGCTGAGCGGGCTCGGCGGGAACAGGAGCAACCGCTTCCGTGTCGGCGGTGGGTGCGCTCGCGATGCTCTCGACCTGGTAGTCCGCGAGAGGACGCGAGGTGAACATGCGAGGTTGTTCAGAAGTGTTAGTCACAAAAGACATCTAACACCATGAAACCGGACATGACGGTATTTATCAGATCAAACGGTTGAGTGTCCACGTCTGTCGCCCCAGTAGCGTTCCCCGGCGAAGACCTCTCCACATGAATGGGTTCGCCTCCTGACCAGCCACGCTCTTCCGGTACAGGAAGCCCGCGCCCCCTCGGTTCGGCCAGCGCAGCACCGGGCCGCCCTTGCGGTCAGGGGCGCGCCGCACCCCCGGGTTGCTGGGGCGAATCCGTTGGCCCGTCGGTCCGTACACGCCGGTGCCCTGCTGCACCCAGAGAGCGGCTTCGTCGTCCGACTGCACTACGCCGGTAACTGATCGGCCCGGCGCGACGCGGATGTCCTTGCTGATGGTTCCCACCATCGCGCCGGTCATCACGGGGGTCTCCCGCAGGATCGCGAGGTGCACCGCGTTGGTGGTGCGCTCGACCAGGTTGTGGACGTCCCCGGAGGGGGCGTAGAGCAGTTCGAAGATCGGTATGCGGTGGAGCGTGATCTTGACATCGGCCATTAGCCGCCTCCGGCTGGTCGCGAGATGAAGATTTCCTCGCCGGGCTCGTTGTGCCAAGTGACCACCGCTGTCATGCCCGTCTCGTCGTCGGGGTCGGCGTCGATCGATGCGACGAGGGTTACCACCGGTTCCTCGACCGTCAGGGCGGCCGTGAGGTCCAGGGTGAGGATCGAACCGGCGCAGGCGCCGGTAGGCCCGGTGGGGAGGATCTGGGCGCTGATCACGCTAACGCCGAGATCGGGTACCTGCGGTGATGGGGGAAGGCCGTTCAGGGGCCAGCAGCACAGGACTTGGGCCAGGGTGGCGCGGTCGGCTGCCAGCAGGTCGCGGTCGGCGTCGTAGCTTTCGGGGGGTGGTGCGCCGCCGCCCTCGGTCGGGACGGCGGTGATGCACCGGTAGATGCCCAGTTCGATCGTGGCCTGCCAGATGTCGCCGCAGGGGACCCCGCCGAAGGTGAGGTCGTCGGTGTCCGCCTGCATGACCTGGCTGACCCGGCGTATCCAGACTTGGCCGTTCTCCCCTGCGTCGTTGGTGGAGCAACGGTCACCGACGGGAGGGTCTTCGCCGCCGAAGTGGTGGCAGGCGCACGCGGGTCTGTCCTCGGTGGCGAGCATCGAGCACAAGCACGACAGGAGTTCGTTCTCCAGGAAGTCGAGGACGTTCACGGGATGGTCACCGGCCCGGTCTCCCAGATCTGCGTGGTGTCGACGTCAGGGGACCAGACGCTGGCCTGACTGGTGATCCCGTAGGGGTTGATGCTGGCGATCCAGCGGTCGACGCGGGCGATGCCGGTGAAGATCGGGCCGCCGTCGGAGGAGCCGATGGTGTTCTCCAACTGCATGTTCAACCCCTCACGGTTGATGCTGGTAACTCCAGAGGGCAGAACACCACAGTCGGCGCCCGAAGGTGGACACTCCTGAAGGCGCTTGCAGGCGAGGCGGCTGGCCGCTCGAATGGCGTCCAGTCCGGGTGCGACACCGCGCAAATAGGTGACGCGGAGACCATCGGTAGTGCAGTAGTTCTGGCAAGAGGGCCAGCAACCACCGCAACGTGCGAGTCGGTTGTTGGTGAGCAGCGTCCACTCGTCCTCAGGTACCGCGACGCCGTCGACGGTGACCGTCTCGATGTCGTACACGGGGCCCTGGAGGGTAACGGTGCACAACTGCGTACAGGAGCAGCCGTCGCGGCAGCCGCACTTGTTGTTGCGCCACACTCCGAGGTCGTCGCGCCATGGCCGCATCCATGCGGCGCTAAGCGGTTTGACGGTGCAGCGGTCCATGCAGGGGGCTTCGGTCGTGCGGCACAGACCGATTGCCCCAGCGACCGCGCGCCACAGTTCGATGGTGGCGAGCCACTGCGCGTCGTAATGCTCTTGGGACCATTCGGCCTGGTCGGTAGGCCACCCAGGGCAGCACACCGGGTCAATCGGCCACGGCTCGCACGGGTACAGCCTGCCCGGCCTGCCTGCGTT